ATGGGCAGACACATAATCCAGTTGATGCAACAGTTTATGACTGATGCTCAGATGGTTCGTATAACAGGCAAAGACGACCAACAGTATTATGTTGCCTATTCGAGAGATGACATTATCGGAGAGTATGACTTTTCTGTGGAGGGTGGTTCAACTCAACCTTTGAATGAGACTGCTCGCAGACAGCAAGCTATATCTCTTATGAACGCTATGGCTCCTCTTGTAGGCGTAATTGTTGATCCAGCAGAACTGGCTAGACACGTTCTACAAGATGGGTTTGGTATTAAGAACCCTGAAAAGTATTTAATACAACAACAACCAATGGGAGGTATGCCTCCTGAAGAAGCAATGCCTCCTGAAGAGGGGATGGCACCACCTCCTATGACTGGAGGTATGGGTCCAGCCCCAATACCAGATCAAGTTTTTGAAGCTACAGGTGGGGTACCCCCTGAGCTTATGACCCAGTTACAAAACCAAATGGGCGTTGAGCTGCCCAATATGTAATGGGACAAAAAGAGATGTCATATAGGAATAACCGAAAGGATTCCATAAATGGAAAATAATGAAACAACGGAACTGGATAACAGCAATCCTGAAATTTCAACACAAGAAGCAACTCCAACAGGTGAGATGTATAACGTCAAAATTGATGGCGAAATGCAGCAAGTCTCGATGGAGGAACTTCAAAACGGTTACCAGCGTCAAGCGGATTACACACGTAAAACGCAAGAGTTGGCTACCGAACGCGAAAGATTGGCTCAAGGTGAGGCAATCGTTCAGGCTTTAGAATCTGATCCTCAAGGAGCAGTTTCAGCTTTAGCTGATGCTTTTGGGGTTGGGTTGGACAACCAAGATAATTTTTCTGTTGAACCAGAAGAGGAATTGGATCCCGATGAAGCTCGCCTGCGACGAATTGAATCCAATATTGAAGAACAAAACAAAGCGTTAAGACAGCAGAATTTGCAAAAAGAAGTGAATCAACTGCAGAACAAATACGATACAGAAATTAACCAGCAAGAGCTTTTTTCTCATGCTTTAAAACACAATATAGGCAATCTTGATGCCGCATATGCTCATATGAATTATGAGAATATGCGTCAAAAAGCTAAGAACGCTGACATTGTTGATGAAAAAAGAGAAGCGGCGAATGTTGTCACTGATGCTTCTGGACCTTCGTCTGGAAATTTGGATCGTGCTGTTGTTGCAGTCAATTCTATTCGAGATGCTTTTTCTCTGGCACAAGAACAATTATCAAACAACTAATAGGAGAAAAATCAAATGGTAGCGGGTAATACCAACTTTGATGAGATACTCAGCACAACGCTGAATAATTACGTTCCTAAATTGGCTGATAACGTCTTTACTGCTCGACCACTGTTTTATGCGCTCACCAATGGGCAAACCATTCGGCGTGTAAGTGGCGGCGCAAAGATCGTTGTTCCAATTATTTATGGAAGTAACTCAACAGCTGGTTCATACTCAGGATCAGACACTATAGCTACTACAGCTCAGACTGGCATCACAGCCGCTGAGTTCGACTGGAAACAGTATGCAGCTACAGTGACTATCACTGGTATTGAAGAAGCTAAAAACAATGGTCAGGAAGCAATAATCGACCTTCTCGAAGGAAAGATTATGCAGACTGAAGAAACCATTATTGAAAACCTAAACACCATGCTATTCGGCAATGGTACAGGTAACAGTGGCAAAGACATGCTTGGGCTTTCAGCCTGCATCGGTCTTGGCAACGACGCTGGCGGTTCCTCTTTCGGAGGAATTGATGCAACAGATTCAGACAACTCTTGGTGGAGATCATCGGTTTCCAACCAAGCAGGTGCCATAACTCTTGCAGCCATGTCAACAATGTACAATAATGTTTCAGTTGGAAATGACCAACCAACAATCGTGATGACAGGGCAATCTCAGTACGAAGCGTACGAAGCTTTGCTTCAGCCACAACTCCGTTACACAGACGCTGCTACAGCAGATGCTGGTTTCCAGAATCTTCTGTTCAAGGGCGCTCCTGTGACATACGACGGTACTTTGGCAGGAGAAGGCAAAATGTACATGCTTAACACTAAGTATCTACGTCTTGTCGCTCACACCGACACTTGGTTCCAGCCGACTCCGTTCGTGCGACCAACGAACCAAGATGCAAGATATGCACAAATTCTGTGCTACGGCAACTTGACGATCAGCAACCGCGCTCGCCAAGGTTATATCTACGGTATAACACCTGCCTAAACGATTTGTGTGGGGGCGACAGTAGTCGCCCTCATACAATGATTGGAGCAAGATGAGTTCAAAAGAATACGCTATGGCATACAGCAAAGGTGCAGAGTTGGCAGGTACACGTGGTGTAGCCCCCTCACATTACGCCCCTGGTCAAACCTCAGGATCGCGTGCTGCTGCTTGGAATTATTCCGAAAGCGTTCCTCCTTCAGACGAACTCTCAAATAATTGCTCCGCTATGACTCGCGGAGGGGCTGCGTGTAAAGCGCGCCCTATCCGCGAGTCAGACTTATGTGTAGCCCATACTCGACAGAAAGCTTCTAATGAGTAGTATGACAATCGCAGAAATGCGAACCCATGTCCGTAATGTAGTTGACATTGATAGCAGCGACATCGCTGATACCACTCTGAACTACATGTTAGGTCAAGGGTATGACACTGTTGTTTACAGTGAGAAACGATTTCCTTTTTTTGAGTCATATACAACTTTTACTACTGCTGGCGGCACTAAAGATTATTCGCTTACAACAATCGCAGCTGCCCCTGATGCAATAAGTCAGGGCATCAGAGACATAATTTCTCTTAAAACAGATGACCATGTAATCAGTTACGTTGGTAGAGATTACGGTGATTTCAATTATCCTTTCAACGCTGAAGGTTCAGGACAACCTTGGGAATGGAGTTATTGGGATGACAAAGTTCGTTTATATCCCACTCCTGATAGCGCTACCACTGTTTATGTACGCGCTATACGCAATGCCGCAGCCTTTGGTGCGGGTTCAACAGACAGCACAGAGCCTGATCTGCCTGATGCTTTTCACCCTATTCTTGCCACATATGGAATCTTTAAAGCCTACTTACAGCAGGAAGATCCTGTTATGGCGCAACAATACTTCATGCAATTCCAAGCAGAGCTTGACAATGTAGTCAGACGTTATGCTGACAGCCCTGCTCCTCAACCTATGGTTGCTAACAGTCGCACACCTTCACGTTATTTAGCTGGTTTCGGAACTCTTCGTTACGCTAATGATGGTGGGATTGTCTGGTAGTAATGGCGCGTGGAGAATTTCAACTTGAGGTCTTAGAAAATTTTATTGGTGGTTTAAACTTTCGTTCAGACCAGTTCAATTTAGCTAAAGACGAATCACCTGATCTTCTCAACGTCGTTGTTGACCCTCGCGGAGGGATCAGACAACGAGACGGAATAGACAGAAGAAACACTACGGCTTTAAGCGCAGACGTTAAAGGCATATGGGCTTTATACACTGAAGGTGGAACCAATCACCTGATGGTTAATTATGGAACAGCTGTCGCTTATTCTGCTTCAGTTAATTTCACAAATATAACTGGAATAACAGCTCGTACCAGTGGGTCGAGATGTTATGGAATGACCATGAACAACATTGCCTACGCTGTTTCGCATGATAAGCCTTCATTTAGATGGAATGGTTCTGCTGCTGCAGATCTTGGCACAACGCTTGATGGCTCTGCGGGTAATTTCCCACAAGCTCAATATGTTGCTTTCTGGAATAACTTTGCTTGGGTGGCAAATACGCGTGAGTCGAGTACCAACTACAAGTACCGACTCAGATGGTCCAATCCTAATGATCCCGAAAAGTGGTCTGCGGCAGATTATGTGGATATTGATAAAGGAGAACATGGCGACCAGATTACAGCATTAGTTCCTATGGGAGACAGATTGCTGGTATTTAAAACAAATAGTGTTCACGCTGTTTACGGTTTTGATTCCGATTCTTTCCAAGTAGTTACTTTAACTAATGACGTTGGATCAGTTCCTTTGTCATCTCCTGTTTCAACTACGTATGGAACTTTCTTTTGGTATGCAGATCAAGGGGTTTATGTTTACGATGGTCAAAATTTTATACCATTGTTTACAAAAATATCTCCCGCTATAGATGATGGCAGGATAGATAACTTAATTTCTAATCCCCCTCAATTAGCTTGGGGTAATAACAAGCTTTATGTTTCTGTTGATTGGACTGAAGCTGGTAGTACAGCTAGAAGAACATTCATATACGATCCGACTCTTGGACAGGGCGGTGCTTGGGTTATGTCAGATATTGATGCAGGACCACTGTATGCGTATCGACCTCCTAATTCTTCTTCAACTGTATTCGCTGGATGTGAAGCTAATACAGGTGTCGTAATAGATGTAGAAGATGCCCAAAACAGGGCAACAGACAGGTACGCTTCTTCAACTACTACACACATTTCTTCTTATTTCACTACTCCTTGGATTCAAGGGAAGAACGCTATTGTTAAAAAGCGTTGGGGGCGACCAAGAGTAGTATTGTCAGCTGAATCTACGTTGACGTTACCTATAAATGTTTATAAAGACTATGATAAGTCTGCTCAAACGCAGTCTGTCAACCTTTCTATTACTGCGAAAACTTCTGACTCTAGGTGGGGTACCGCTAAATGGGATGATTCTGATGAATCATCCGCATATGTAGCGAAATGGGATGCAATAGCGCGAGATTTAACAGCGGATATTGTGAATTTACCTACACTTGGGACAGCAAAGAGTATAAGTATGAAGGTCAACGGTCCTTCCACGGATAATCACTGGGAAGTAAATGCGTTGGCTTTCACATACACGCCGAGGAGATTGCGATAAATGGCGACATTAGCAGTTACAAACGATTTCAGTGCTGGAACAACGATAGTTGCCAGCGAGATGAATACCAATTTTGGGGATATAGAAACCTTTGTTAATACAACCCCTGGTGTTGTACAAAAAGACATAGTTGATGCTAAGGGCGACATCATTGCAGCAACTGCTTCTGATGCTGTTGCACGTTTAGCGGTTGGTACTAATGATTATGTTCTAACAGCAGATTCTTCTGAAGCGACTGGTTTAAAATGGGCAGCTGCTACTGCTGGAACAGTGACTGCTGTTACAGGTACAGCTCCTATTGTTTCTACAGGAGGGACTACTCCTGCTATTTCTGTAACTACTAACAACGATCAACTACTTCTGAATAACCAAATTTTCAGTTAAATAAAGGAAAGGTAATATGGCGACATATTCAAAACATACATTGAGCGGCTGTGCGGCAGATGAGGGTGGTACTGGTATAGAAATGCCAGTAGATAGTGGCGCATACGCCACAATCCACACCACAACTACTACAGCATCTACGTTGGATGAGATTTGGTTGTACGCGTCTAACACCGATGGAACGGATCGTAAGATCACGATTCAGTTCGGTGGAACAACTGACGCTGATGACATTATCGAATACACCGTTACTGCGGAGGCTGGATTGCAGTTAATAATTCCTGGTCTTATCTTGCAAGGCAAGTCAAGCACAGGGCTAATTGTTAAAGGCGCTGCGGCTGTGGCTGATAAAGTCAATGTGTTTGGTTTTGTAAATAGAATAACTGCTTAAGAGGTCTTATAGTGTTTCGACAAGATAGGACAGCACCTAGTAAAGCCGTTTCCACGTGGAAGGGTCGTAAAGATGTGGCTAGGTCACATCCTTCTACGGCTGTGTCTGATTGGTTAAATGGTGTTGGTGAGGCTGGACCGTTTTCTGCTTATGGTGGGATGATTAGTCAGTACTTAGCAGATAGCGGAGTCACTTATCGTGTTCATACGTTTATGGGTGATGCTGATTTCGTAGTGTTAAGTGGTTCTAAAGAAGTTACTTACATGCTTGTTGGTGGTGGCGGCGCTGGAGGTGGCGCTAAAAAATCAATGGAAAACTCAGGCGGCGGCGGTGGCGGTGCAGGTATCATAGGTGGTACAACTACTGTCACAGCAGGTACTTACGCTATTCAAGTAGGTGTCGGTGGTTCAATACCGAACGAAACTTACAAAGGTTCAGAAGGTCAAGATTCTGTAGCCTTTAGCACTACCGCAGGTGGCGGCGGTGGTGGCGGTGGCGGTATTGTTGGTCAAAACGGTGGTGACGGTAGAGCAACTGACGGTTCAGGTGGTGGCTCTCAAGGTTCTTATGCTGTTAGTGACCCTAGTAAGGGAGATGGTAACGGTAACGGTGGTGATGGTGGTAACGCTGGTGACAGCAGAGCGGCTGGCGGTGGCGGTGGTCGTGGAGGTAACGGCGGAACAGGCAGTAACGGCACTACTGGCGCTGGCGGTGCTGGCGGTAACGGCGGTTATTATGTAACATCAGGTCTTATCGGCGCAGGTTTCTCAATGTATTTAACGACTGCATCTCCAGCAGATGAGTATTATGTAAGATACGGTGCAGGTGGTGGTGGTGGAACTGCTGGTGTAAACATAAATGCTATTGGTGGTAATTCTGGCATAGGTGGTTACGGCGGTGGAACAGATAACACAACAGCACAATGGGCTACTTCTGGCGCTCCTAATAGCGGATCGGGTGGAGGTGGCGGCGGTTTTGTCGGCACAGGCGGACCTGATGGAAAAGGAAGCTCAGGTTCGGCAGGAATAGTATTAGTTAGATACGAGGTGGATGCATAATGGGCGATCCAGCATATTTAGTAGACGGTGTTTTAACCGAAGGTGATCCTTGGGTTTGCCTAGCAAGCGATAAGCTTGGTGATTCCAGCACTCAAACTGTGTCATGGAACTCTGGTACAGGCAATTTGGATTGGAGCCAATACCAGTCATTGTTCATAGTTTGGTATGCGAGAAGCATGAGAAGTGGTGTCGCTTACGATAATTGCTATTTCAGAGTCGGGCAAGGTTTTTATGATAGCGGCAGTAATAGAGCGCAGAACTGGTATATAGGAAGCGGTGGGGCAGCTGCATATAGCTTCTCTCCGTCAGGAATGGATGGAGGTTATTTGACTACCGCAGATGATAGCAATGCGACATGTTTTTCAGGTGGAATACTTCACATTCAGTCATCTGGGTCAGGTAAATGGAAAACAGGGATTTACACTCAATGTGGGCTTAACTCAGACCTTGACGGTTATTCCTCTGTAGGTGGTACTTGTTATGCAGGAAGTCAGCATCCTATTACATCAATTCAGGCTCGCGCCCATAACTCTACTTTCAAAATAGGAAGTGAGTTCACACTCTATGGCATACTGCCGAAAATGGCTTTGACAGGAATTTTATAATGGCGACACTAGAAGCAATCAGATCAATGAGGATAGAAGATAACTCAAGTACGTCTTTTACTTGGACTGGGTTACCTACTACTTACGAATCGTGGAGGCTTTATATGTCACATGGTTCTAACAGAGCGCCAACTAACACTCAAGACACATTACAGGTCAGGCTAGGCGCTAGTAGCGCAAGCAGTTCAGGTATTTATGGTTTGCAAGATTTTCGTACTATTTGGAACGTAAGTTCTGGTGGTACTGATTATGGTCAGACTTCTTTTCGTTTCCCTTACGCTGTAAGCGCACGATACGGTTATGAAGGTTTAACAGTTGCAATCATGGATATTTATGGTGTTAACGACAGCGACACATTAGCGAGTTTAAACGGCTATTACTGTCAGTTCGGTCTCCATTCTATGAAGGGTGGTGTTAATGACAATAACGATTCTAGTTACATAACTCAATCAGGTTTGTATAATTCCAATGTCGCTCTTGACACTCTTTCAGTTAGTTTGCAAAACGGCAACCTTCTTGCTGGAAGCGAATACTATTTGTATGGATACAACGCAAGTTAGGTAAATGTTTCAATGACTACACTCACTCACTTAGCAACACAAGAAGTAGCATCAGGCGGTGCGTCTACTGTTACTTTCGGTAGCATTTCAGGCGATTACCAGCATTTGATGATGCGCTGGTCTGCTAGAAGCGAAAAAACTGGCAACTACGATTACTTAGAAGTTCAATTCAATACGGACACTGGTACTAATTATCATTATTGGCGCATATATCAGATCGCTGGCGGAAGCAGTCCAAGTAGTTCGCAGGCTGGAAACCAAAACGAGTTCAAAGATTTTATGCCTATTGCCGCCGCAAGTCAGACTGGTTGGTCAGGAGGAGAAATTTGGATCATCGGTTACACCAATCAAACGGCTGGTACTGTTTTAACTGGACAGTCGGGGAGTTGCACTTGGTCAACGAGCAGTTCAGCGATGATTACTAATCAAGGCGCAGGCATATGGACAGGAAGCACAGCGGATGTAAGCACAATTACCCTTAAACAAGATAGCGGTTTAGATTTTGCTGAACATAGTAGATTTACTTTATATGGGGTATCAGGTACCCCTGTTACCTAATAATGGAGAATAATAATGGCAGATAGACCAGAAAGATTCCATCTTGTTGATGGGGTTCAAATTGCTTGGACTGAAGATGATTGGATTGCTTGGGAAGCGGAACAAGAAGCTTCTGAAAAAGACTTTTCTTTTATCAGAAGCAACCGTGACGCAAAGTTGAGGGACAGCGATTGGACACAAGTTGCAGACAGTCCTTTGACAGATGAGAAGAAAGCGGAATGGGCGACACACAGGCAAGAACTACGTGACCTGCCTGCTGGTTTTAGCAAAGTATCAGAAGTAGTTTTTCCTACACCCCCTGAATAATGACAGTTATTTATAAACCTTCTCATAGATTTTTGGGACAAAATGCCGTAAGTATTGAGTACGAACTTCGGAAATTGTCGCAGACATTGGAAGAATTACAAATGATAACAAATATGAATATGTTTGGAAGGCGAAATTAAATGGGAATAAGATTAAACGCTTCCTCTTATGGTTCTGCTATAGGTGATGAAGCTGTTACTGTCGCAGGAACTGCGATACAAGGAACTACACCTACTGGTGCGGTAGCCGCAATGGTTACTAATGGTGCTGAACCTATAAGAATGAGGTGGGGTACACCTACTGCTTCTGTAGGTCATTACATCAATCCTTATAGTGTTATTGATTTGTACCAAGATGATTTGTCGGATGTGAAATTCATTCGCGTTTCTTCTAGTAGCACTATTCACATTACTTACTTTGGATAAGGAAAATTATGACAGTACAGAGAATATCTCAGAGGGTAGATCAAGTATCGACAGGGGACATAAGTGCTGTGACGGCGGGTTCAGGTCTAGCTGGAGGCGGTTCGACTGGCGCGGTGACCCTTACCGTGGACACGGATGCGAAAGGCGACCTCATTGTAGGCACAGGTGCGGATGCTGCAACGAAGTTGTCAGTCGGAACGAATACGCATGTTCTAACTGCGGACTCATCAACAGCGTCTGGTCTTTCGTGGGTAGCTCCCACGACAGGCGATATAACAGGTGTGACTGCTGGGACTGCGATCAGCGGCGGTGGATCGAGCGGCGATGTGACTGTGAATGTGAATGTTGAGACAGCTACTTTACTTCTATCAGGGCAGGTATTTAACTAATGGCTTATGGCGGTGTAACTAATCCTTCTAGAGGAAGGACTATGCGTGCTGTGGATTACGGATATGGGTTATCCGAAATCCAAGAAGCGCGTGAAGCCGTCAACCGTAATGAAGCTTTGCAAAAGTTTCAGAAACGTCGTGAGTATAAAGACTTAGCTCGTTCTTTGCCAGGGGCTTTTAATAAGCGTGGGATGATAGATTCTGGGTTGCATAAACGTGGTCGTGAGCGTCTTGAGGGTGCGCGTGAACTAGGCATGTATGGCTTGGGCGCGCAAATTGAAGAGGCTCGCAGACAGTTGGATAAACAACGTTTGGCTTTGGAAGAACAGTTTGCTGGTGGGATGATTGACGATGAGATTGCTGGTGCTTTACGCAGGTTTGGTTTAGCTCAGTCTCTTAAAGGGCTGATCTGATGGCAGAAACATGGGCAGAACAGCAAGCTAGAATACGACAACAAGAGATAGATGATCTTTATTTAGGTGGGGAAAAAAGTACAACATGGGGACCATCGTGGGAAGAATTAGCGGCTTATAATCCTAATGAACCAAAATCTACTACAACTCCTGTAGATACAATAAACGATAGTAGAACTAATAATACAACGAAAGCTATGACAGAAGCTATTGTTGCTGCACTTCCTACACTTCCTCAAGGACCTGCTAGTAGGGGGTTCACTTCTAATAATCCTAATGTAGGTCCAAGTTATATAAAGAGAGGCGGTATTCCTTCTGGGAATCTTGCCGCTTCAGGTCTTGTTGGGGGTGCTGCTGGTCAAGCCATGGCAGATGCTTTTAATACTTATCAAGGCAGCAGTCCTGCTGCCCAGATAATTAACAATTCTATTTATGGTGGTGGGACTCCTTCTCAATATGGTCCTAATCCACAAATGCCTAAAGGTGGTACTCCACAATTCGATGACATGATCTCTGGAGCTAATAAACAATTCGGAGATATTTTTGGAATAGATGAAATTCCTTACAACCCTCCGTATCCTAAGACTCCTTTGCAACAATTTGAAGATGCTTTCGGTCACTTGTCTGATGATGAGTTAACTGCTTTCTTTGAAGGCAACATTGCAGATGGGGCTAAACCTGAAACTGAGACTCAGGCAGCAGAAACCGTTGTGGATGCTCTTACTGATGGTGCAGATCCAAAGGTAGATACAGGTGGAGATCCTGATGGTGGAGGCGGCTTAGGTGGTGGAGTTCCTGAAGATTTCTTTCCTCCTATAATTGCTGAAGATGAAATTCGCAAGATCCTCGATGAGCCTACTACCCCTGATTATGGACCTGAAATAGCAACAATGTTTAGCAAGTTACGTGACTCTGCTAATGCCAGAGCAGATGCTCGTACTAAGACTTTGACTGAGGCTGTTGGGCGTAGAGAATCTCAGATAACTAATATAGCTGATGCTTTAAGAACAAGTATCGGTACTTTAGAAGCTGACAGAGTTCTTCAAGCCGCTGGTATCACAGCTGAAACTATAGCTAGAGGTAACGCTTACAAGGATGCTACCGCTATGAGACAACAGCAGGCTAGAGCAGGTTTGGGTGAGCAGGTTACTGACGAGTATGAAGCTGTAGCTGAGTTGACTTCTGGTTTAGCTGGTAGTCAGGCTACTTCTTCTGCTGATGTTATGAACAGGTTAAACGCTGTGGCTAACATGCTTGGCGCTGAACGTGGAGCTTCTCCTGAGTTGATGTCCGCGGATGCTAAACAAATTTTGGGTGATGAAGAGTTCCGTATCGGTCAAGAGATAGCTACTAAGCTTTCTGATACTTTGGCTGATCTTGCTCCTGAAGAAGCGCAAGCTTTACTTCAGGAGAAGATGCGTCAAGGAGAGTTTGATACTGGTAAGCAGCAAGCTATTGCTCAGGCTTTGCTTGGTGATCTTACTAGAAGGGTTACTGCTACTGAATCTGCTTGGGAGCAGGCACGTTTAGAAGCACGTGAAGATGCTCGTTACGAGATTGAAGATCAGTTCAGAAGAGAAGAGATTGCAGCTCAAGATGCTGCAGCTGAAGCTGAAGCAGCTCAAGCAGCTACGACTGTTGGTCAGTTGAAATCTATGGGCTTCCAAGATGAGATTATTGGTCTAGCTTTACAGGCTAATGGTGCAGCTAAACAAGATGAAGGAGATTATGGTACTGCTTTGTCAGCTTATTTAGATACTTTCCAGCAGAATAGTATTGGTGGTCCGAATCCAATGTCGCAATTCCAGCGTTTTCAAGTTGAATCTGCGGCTAAGGCTATTCAAAGCATGGAGCAGCAAGCGCAAGCTATGGTTCAAGAAGGATGGCAACAATATGATTCTTCTGTTGATCCTTTACAACTTGGACAGTACGGACCAGGAGTAGGACCATCTCCTAATGCACAGATGGTATACGAAAATGGCAAATGGGTTCTCGCTAGTTAAAATGTTATGGCAACACCTCCACAAAAACCAACTAGAAGTGATCTAGCTAATTCATTAAAAAATATAAAGCCGTCTGTTCCTGACACTAAAACAAAAGGAATGGTTTCCTCTGCTTTAGGTATCACTCAACAACAATGGCAACCAGGGCAGCCTTTACCCAGTTTAAAACTAGGGCGCACTACTATTTCCCCTGTTCAACCTCGCGTGGAGTGGGCTAGAGAAAAATCTTTCAGAGCTGGACTCAGCGGATTTGAAAAAGCAATGATGGGATTCTCTGAAGGTCCTGTAATGAAAGCCTTAATGGGTGCCACTAAACCTTTAAGTAGTGTGGTTAGTGGAATAAAAGAAACTGTTGATTGGATTTCTGGTGATGGTTGGAGTGGTGCTGATTACAAACGACAAGTCGATGAAGGATATTTCTTCGGCGACTTGTTGCATGACTTCGACATTCTTCAAGGTGATGCTTGGTGGGAGAAGTGGGGTGCGCGTACTCTCGGTTTCGTAGGCGACGTAGCTCTCGATCCTCTTACTTACCTTGGTCTTGTTGGTAAAGGTGTTTCACTTGCGGGAGCGATTGTTAAAGGTGGTGGTCGTGAGATAGCTAAGAGTGCTGTGCGTCAGAATCTTATACGCAGTCTTGGTGATGATGGTGTTAGACAGTTGAAGGCTTTGCAGTTGACTGATTCTTTTGCTGATGATGTTCTTTTAAGAGCAGTTGATGATATTGCTGGCGGTACATCTAATGTTGTTAAGAGGGCAGCTGATGGCAGTATCACTATTGATTTAAGTAAGCATGGTGGTAAAGGTGGTAAAGGTTTTGTAGCCACTACAGGAACCACTCCTCCTCCTATGGGAGGATTAGTGACTCCTGTGACTGTTGGAGCTAGAAAACCACAGTCTTGGTCTGATGTGTTCACAATAACTATTGACGCTGACACGGTTGGCGATGTCAAAAAGTTAATGGACATGAACTTCAGCACTAAAGGAGCTACTGGTTTAGTTACTAAAGATTTACAGATGGCGGCACGCCATGTGTATGAAGGTGGCTTGGATCAGACTTTGAAGCGCAGCGGTGGTGATGCTTTGCAGGGTGCCACTAAAGGTTTTAAAGGTAATTGGTTTAAGGACATGAAAGAAGTTTCCAAACTGGATTTGCAGTTTGGTTTGAAAATACCTGGGACTGGTCCTATAGGTAAAATGATTTTTAAACATAATCTTCAACGCCCTGTGGGTATGAAGATGATGAGCGCTAGTACTCCTCTTGTTGGAACAATGGTACGTGGTGTGCCTCAAACATTTAGAAAAATGTTTTTCGGTTTAAAACATGGGGAAGCTGGTCTTATCGGTTGGATGAAACGTGGTGGTCGTTTACCTGAGTTGCGTAAAATGTTGCGTAGCGATTGGGGTAACAATCCTGTTAACCGTCATGCTGCTAGGCGTGTTCTTCATGCAGCAGGTCGTGGCGACGCTGCTGCACGTGTAACTAAACAAGAAATGATGAGGGTAGTTAAACCTTTCTTTGATGAAGTTAAAGCTGCTGGCGCTGATACAAGCCTTATTTATCATGCGTTGGCAGGTAGTGAAGAAGCAGCTCAAGCTATTGGTCAGGAGTTAACTGACAGTGGTATAAGAATGATGGCGCAGCTAAGAGAATTAGCTAACACTAGAGCTGGTTACGAATTTCTTGGTGAGTCATCTAATTATGTTCCACGTGTTCTTGGTCAAAAAGCTAGAGATTATTTAGAGAAAAAAGGCACAGGTCTTGTAGGCAAAAGATGGAAGAAACCATATGAACCTACTGGTTTTGAGAAAGCTCGTAAATATATTTCTCGTCAAGAGTATGACCAGATGGTTGCTGATGAAGGTTTAGACGCTGTACGCGCTAAAGGCGTTCAAGGTGATTTTATTGGTGAAGAACTGGTAGCACCAGGGACTGTGATGCCTGATGGTA